TTATTTCTAAAATTTCGCCTACTGTTTTATGTAAGCGATCCGCTAAGGCGATTATATTTTCTGTAAACGGATCGCTACTTATTTTTTTTCAAATTCTTCAGGACTTGTACCTTCAACAATTTTTGATCCAACCTCTAAAATAATATCTGAATCATAACGTGTCATAAAATCAGGTTCATCAAATTGATCCCATATCTTTTTATACTCGTCCCCGTTTTTTTCATGTGCTTTAATTATAATAGCATAAACCATAGCTTTAAATTCACTTTTTTGATAACGTTTATAAAGTTGTTCTTTTTCTGCTAAAGTAAAAGGTTTAAAATAAAGTATAATTGGTTTGTTATCTTTATCTTTCCATTTTTCTACTGTTATTTGTTGCCATTTTTTTGAAATGGTTGCAAATTGTTGTACTGCTATATCTTTAATAGACATAAAATCCTAACTGTTATTATACTGTTGTTCGAGTTAAAACGCCTGTCCCTTGTAAAGTAAAAGATGTTTTTATCATATCATCTAAAACTATAGGTGTTGATTCACCTGTTACTATTGCGCTTCCGCTCCAATAATAATCGCCTGAATCTGCTCCTTCAGGATATAATTTTAATGCAACTGTACTACCAACTGTTAAAGCTAATTGTCCTGAGGAATCTGTTTCATCAAAATTTGTATCTATGCTTGCCGTCCAACTTGTTCTACCTGCTACATATTCTCTAGCTGTTGAACCTAAATTAGATCGTTCTATTACATCTCCTGTAGTGTCTAAAGAAAAACCTGTAACACTACCAACTGCATTTGTGCCGAGCTTAACTACGCCCGCTTGTCCCGTGTGGTTTGCCATAATAATTTACTCCTTTTATGGTTTGTTAATTTTTTTATCGTCTTTTTTTGGTTGTGCCGATTTCTCTTTTAATTTCCAACCTTGCTTTAAAAGATTTTCAACCTCATAATCAAAAACCTCTTTCTCAGTACCACCATCAGATGATACTAAAACTTTTCTATTTGTTCCCATGTTAATATTCCTTATGTTGCTGTTTCAACGTCATTTTCTTTAACCATATAAGAAATGACATATTGAATTGTCATAACACCTGCTTTTGATTGTCCGTCTGAATTAAAATCAGTATCAATATCTTCTAAACGTACATCTTTAGCGTTGCCATTCATTGTAAGATCACCACTAATAGCTTCCTCAACCTCCTTAGCTATTGTATCAAATGTATCTTCTAAACTTGAAGTTGCTTTTGCATGAGCTTCAATAACTATATTTAAATTTCTAAGTTGAGTTCTATTAGGTTTTAAATCTGCATATTCGATTTCTTCATTAGGCGCATAAACTAATAATGCGGGTAATTCTGCTGATGTTAAAGGATATATACGCGAATCAAATACGCGTGAACCTGTTGTAGTTAAACCTGTTACATCAGTTACAACTCGTTCTCTAATTGTTTGTCTTACATGAGCCATTTATACCTCTATAATTAATTCTGACATTCCTGTACCATCAGGTCTAATTTCTCTAATTTTATAAGCTACTGAATTAATGGTTATTGTATCTCCAAAACTAGCGCCTGAAACGTCTG